CGAAACAGTTGCACGGGATAACGGCATCTCCTGATAACTCGGGGATTTGGCTGGCTGCACTGTACACCGCCGGGCGTGTAATAATCAAGGTGAAAGGGGATTCTGGCCGTGGACCAGAAGAACATAAATGATTGGCTCATCCCAATTCTTGTCGCCGTGGCTGGCGGCATGTCTGATTTTTTGTTATCTGACGAGCATACTTGGAAGTATATGCTCATTAATCTTTTTCTTGCTGGATTCGCAGGATATTTAACCCTTGCGCTTTGTATCGAGTACGGGGTCAGTGATTCATGGACTGGGGTTTTGTGCGGTATTTCAGGACTTTCGAGTCGTGCTTTATTGGTGGGGCTTCGAAAATACGGTTCCGAGGCACTCCTCCAGCGTTTTAGGAATGGGGGCACAGGCTGATGGACGGCGTTATTAGCTTTCTGTACTTCCTCCTTGGGGCTTATCTTGTCGTATTTGCGGTTTCTGTCCGTCGCCCAGGAGTTTTCAAATTTAAGGTGGGGTTTGTAGCGACCCTACCTTTCACGTTGTCTATTCTTACCGCCACTCAATGCGTGTACAATTCACCGCAGTACACTATCATTCTGACTCAGGTGTTTTGTGCGCTCCTCTTAACTTTGTACTGGAGAGAAGTTCATTGCTTGGTGGGGAAAGTCAAGTATCAGAAGAATTTTACAAGGCAGCTTGCGGATGTTGCTCCTGACTTGATTTGGGCAAAGGACCTTGACCGCCGCTTTATTTACGTCAACCACGAGATTTGTGACAGGCTTCTGCTTCTTCCTCGTGAGAAAGCGATTGGGAAGACCAGTTCCGAGATCGCTGAGTATCACAGAAAGAGGGGAATGGTCTATACCTTTGGTGAAGTGTGTTGTGATTCGGACACAGAAACCCTGGAACGGATGAAAGTGAGTGTGTTCCTTGAACACGGTCTTGTGGATGGTAAACTTCTCGTTCTCCAGGTGTATAAAGCTCCTTTGTATGATAAGCACGGGAAGTTGATTGGTACTGTCGGCGTTGGGCGGGACATGACATACGATTTTCTTGATCATCGAGAAATATGGGAAGCGTATGAGAGCAATAAGTGTGATGACCTTGGAGAGTTGTTACTGAAACACATGAACAGGTTTCAGTATCATCAGGAATTGTTTCGGTATCAAGCCCCAGGAGATATAGTTCATGCTGACGACGACACTGACCATTGACCAGGTTCTTCTTGTTGTTCCGAAACTTGCGGTCGATGACAGGAGGTATGATCCATTTGTCAGGTTGAGCGATTTTCCTGATTCGTGCGGTGCGGGTAGAGGGATAGGTCAGATTATTGTCCCGGAAACCATGTTCGGTCTTCGTGTATCGGCGGCTTGTTACACGCATGATTTGAGTTGGGAGTATGCCGAAAAGACCTGGGCGGATTTCCACCAGACAAATTCCATGTTTTTGAGGAATATGCTTTCGATCATTGAGGCCAAGAGCAGAAGCACAGTTCTTCGTGTTTTGAGAAATTACAGGGCCATGACATACTACAATTCGGTCGATACAGCGGGCGCGGTTCATTTTTTCAAGGACGGTGACAAATGATCTGGTTCATTCGTAAGTGCTTATTTTTGTGTAAAGACTGGGATTGCGCTCAGGATTTGTACCGTAATCTCAGGTTTGGTCGTCGAACCGAGATACGCTCTCGCTGGTGGTAGGTATGCCTCTCGTTTCTGACCTTGAAACAGGGACACTGTTCAAACGCTCATGGTGGAAGTGGAGAAAACTTCGGAAACTCCACCTTAAACAGTTCCCTGAGTGCGCTTGCTGCGGGACGAAGAGGCGTCTTCATGTCCACCATATTGCACCCTTTCATGTTTATCCACATCTTGAGTTTGAGCGAGACAATCTTTTGACACTGTGTTTTCGCTGTCATTTTTTGATTGGGCATCTTGGGAGTTGGCGTTCGTGGAACATGAGTGTTCGCAACGACGCCGCACGTCTCAATCTTCGCATTAAGAACAGGCCATGATCCAGTTTTCAAAAATCGAGACAGGCATGTACAGAATTTCGAGGAATTTGCAGATTTGTTCAGGTATCAAGGCATGTGGAGTGTGTCTTAAGTTCTTGAAGCCGTTGGAGTCAGGATCGATGCGGATTGCGGCCTGGGCCTTGAAGCACAACGAAATACTCATTGATCAGGCGATCATGGCCTGTCCCAATGGAGCTATCAAACTGGAGCGAATCAAGTGAACAGCACAGAGCGTCTTCTCATCAAACATGAAGGTTTTCGTTCAAAAATCTACGAAGATACTCGTGGAATCAAGACCATTGGATACGGTTTCAATCTTGAGGCCGGGATCAGTGAAGAGGAAGCGTTGCTGCTGTTGCGTCATCGTATAGAGAAAATTCGCACTCGATTGTCAGAGGACTTCGAGTTTTTCAATCGTCTATCGACTGCGCGGCAGGATGTACTTATCAACATGGCTTACAACCTTGGGTATAGTGGGTTGCTCAAGTTCCGAAAGATGCTGGCAGCGATTGCTGAAGAAGATTGGGCGAAAGCTAAGTATGAACTTCTTGACAGTGCTGCGGCCAGGGAGTTGCATAACCGCTATAACGAGCTGGCGCGGCTTCTTGTAATTGGTGCTTACTGAGTTTTTGTCTTAACTGCTTGACAATCTGTTTTTTATCGGATACGTTAATAGAAATTTAACAGTCGAGGTTGATCGTGGGCCTTTTTTCTAAGCTTTTTCCAAAGAAGAAACCGAAGACGGGTGGAGTATTTCGTCCGAAATTCTTTGCCAAGGCCCGTGTTTCCGATACCACGATTACTGACCCTTCTGTCAATCGGGCAAACACTGACCTCACTGATCTTCGTTACGGTGCGGATGCGAAGGAGATCATCAGAGAGTACGCGAAGGTCAGCCCCGATGTCTCTCAAGCCCTTAACACTTACATCCGATTCATCATAACAGATTCTTATACTGTATTTGCAAAAGGGCTGGAAACGGATCAGATTGACCCGGAAGCAACGGTTCTTGCTCGTCAATTCATTACACGCCTTAATTCTCTGCCGAGTGATTATCAAGGTTTCAGTCAAGCAAAGTCCATTGAGGCTTTGTCTGAAACTTTGATCATGCAGCTTCTTTTGAATGGGTGTGCAATGGCAGAGCTTGTCTTTGACGCTGCTCGTCTTCCTAACCGCATTCAGGTGATCAGCACAAATGACCTGAAGTTCCGTCAGAGGGGCGATAGGATTACGCCTTTTGTCGTGGTTAATGGCGTTGAATATGACCTTGATACTCCGGCAGTCAAGTACATTTCTTTGAACCAGGACCCGGATAAGGCGTATAGTGATTCATGGTTCGAGGCAGCTATCCAGGCGATTATTTCGTCTGAGGAGTATCGTGGTGACGTTCGACGGGCGTTCAGGAAAGCGTCTCTTCCCCGTGTGACAGCTTCCATTGACCTTGAGAAGTTCCAAAGCTCTTTGCCGCCGGAAGTCCTGTATGACCAGGATAAACTGAAGGCTGCCATGAACGGGGTTATTGACGAGATCGAGAATCAACTCAATAATCTGAACCCTGAAGATTGCCTCGTGTTCTTTGACACTGTGGATGTTGACCACTTGTCTCAAGGGAACACCTCGACACATGACAGTCTTCGTGTTCACAGTCAGCTTGTAAACGGGTTGGTTGCTTCAGGGTTGAAGATTCTTCCGAGTCTTCTCGGACGTGGTGAGTCTCAGACAACTGCTTCTACGGAGAGTGTGCTGTTCCTGAAGGTTTGTGAAGGTTTGCAGGGGCGGCTCAATGAGATGTTCTCACAGCTTCTGACTTTGGCCTTGCGGGTCATGGGCCATGATGTTGTGGTTACGTTCAAGTACCGTAAGCCTGACCTGCGACCTGAGATTGAGCTTGAATCTTTCTACGCGATGCGCCAGAGTCGGATTTTGCAGCGTCTGAGTCTGGGGCTTGACAGTGACGAAGAAGCTTCTATCACGTTGACTGGGGATTTACCTGGGCCTGAGTATAAACCACTGTCAGGAACGGGTTTTTTCAGTGGCAATCTTCAGACCGCTGATAACCCTTATTCGAACACCTCGGTCACTGGCGAAGGAATAAACAGTACTCAGGTGCAAAAAGATCTCGACAGTACTAAGACTCAACCGAAAAGTAACGGAACTACAGGGAAATGAAAAAACTTTACGCCATTCATCCGTTATTCATAGATGAATTTTCCAGGCTTGAGGAGCGTGAGTCGGAATTTCTGCTCATGGAACAGGAGGGAACTCTCAAAGCTTACTTGACAAGCAATGAGTCTTTTTCTGACGACGCGGAGGTCAGGAAGCCGTATGAAGTTGTCAACGGGGTAGCGATTTATGAGATTCACGGGAAGATGCTTTCGAAGAGCAACTTCTTTACCGAGATATTTGGTATCCCCACCTATGACAAGATCGGTGACGCATTGTCCATGATGTATGTCGATGAGGAAGTGGAGCGAGTACTGATCGCAATGTCCACTCCTGGTGGCAGCGTTGCCGGGGTTGATGACCTGAGCGATGCCTGGCGTAAGCTCAATGCAGAGAAGCCCATTACTGTTCACACAGGTGGGATGCTTGCATCTGCCGGTGTGTGGCTTGCATCGAACAGTTCCAGGATATATGCTTCCTCTGTTGCAGAGATCGGTTCAGTCGGTGTGATCATGACTCATGTATCTCAAAAAGGGGTGCTTGAGAAAGAGGGGCTGAAAGTAACCGAGATCAAATCTGCACCACTGAAGAATGCAGGCTCACCCCTGAAGGACTTGTCTTCTGAGGAACGTGCATATTTGCAAAAAAATGTTGACGAATCTGGTAATTTGTTTAAGATGCAATTATATAGGACTCGTGCAAATATAAGCGAGGAGGTTTTTTCGGGGGCCATGTTCCTTGCTGCAAAGGCACAGTCTTTAGGCTTGATTGACGGAGTAAGGACTTATTCTGATGTCTTTATGGAATTGGTCAATGCCTCTGATGAAGGGTATGCACCTCAAAATTACAGTGGAGGGATCATGAAGAAGAAAGTAACGGAAGAGATGTACCGTGCCGCTGTTGAAGCAGGTGCGGACCCAAAGACGATGGAAATTGTCTCGGACGAAGAGTATCAGGCTCTTGCTCAGTCCCAGGAGGTTTCCGAAGAGTCTCAAAACCAGGAGGCTTCCGAAGAGTCTCAAAACCAGGAGGCTTCCGAAGAGTCTCAGGCTTCCGAAGAGTCTCAAGCTTCCGAAGAGTCTGAAGGGGTTTCCGCTTCTGAGGTTGAGACTCTGACTGCTCAGGTAGAGGCTCTGAACGAAGAGCTTACTACTCTGCGGGCAACAGAGGAAACCCTGAACGCAAGGGTCGCGGAACTCGAAGGTGAGCTTGAGGCCGTAGCTCCGATGCGTAAGTTCATGCTTGAGCGTCTTGGGGTTATGCGGATGGCTCTTGGACTTCAGAAAGTGGACATGAGTGAGTTCCCGACTCAGACACTGATCGCCGAGTTCGAAGCCGTTGATAAGGCTTTCAAGAAAAGTTTTAAGGTCGGAGGCTCTGTTCCTCCGCAAAGTGTAGAGGAAGACAAGCCCGCAAAGAAGGCTTCGATTACCAAGATCGAGGATGTTCGTCTGAGGGCTGTCGGACTCAAGTAACCATTCCGTGGAGGGATAGAAAATGGCAAAGTTTCAATTCAAGGTAACCACGGACCCGAGTGGTTACTTCACTGCAAAGGTCAAAGGCGCACTCACTGACGCTGATGTCGGAAAGGCAGTCAAACTGTCCACCGACACCACCGACACTTATGAGCTGTGCGCTGCCGGGGATCAGATCGACGCCTTTATCGTCGGTCTGGAACCTGCCACTGCTGACGGCCTGTTCCTGTGTACCCTGACCGAAGGGAAGCGGGTTCGGTGTCAGATGTCTGGTGCTGCCAATGTTGGTGATCTGGTTGCTGCCGGAACTCAGGCTGCCCCCGGAACTGCCGAGGCCAATGGTCTGCCTATCGTGGCCAAACACACCATTGACACGACTGATACGACCACTCTGGCCGCTACGATGTTTCCGAGGAATTGGCGCATCATTTCTGCAAACACTACCGATGGCACGGTTGCCGATGGCGACACTTCTGTGATCATCGAGCGCGTATAAGGAGGGAAAAATGCCTACTTTTATTGACAAAACCGGAGCGCAGCAAGAGGTCATCCTGACTGCCGACGTTTACCGTGCCGCTGAAGAGGCGAACATGAGCGTTCGTCAGTACATCAACACCACTTACCCGACTCTGGCCGATGCTCCCGCTGACACCTTCACTCAGATGTGTGCTTCCGAAGGTCTGTACTTTCGGAGTGACGAGGTTCACGGGGTAAACAGCACGCCCATCAGTGCTATTCTGAAACCCCCGGTTCGCGAGGCTGCCAACGTGACTCGTGAGAACCCGGTACAGAGCCGCATTCTGTTTCCCCCGGCCCTGATGTCTGTGATCGAGGATACTCTGGCTAAGGACCGGAAGTCTGCTGTCGCAGTCTTTGATCAGATGGTGGCGATCACGACCACTGTTCCGTCTGCCCGGACTGAGCAGCCCATCATCAGTTACAAGGGTAACGATGGCCCGGAAGAGGCTCGCGCTCAGAGAATCTCTCAGCTCTCTGAACCGGCCAACATGATGATCATCACCGCTTCCGAGAAGACTCGGGCGATTCCCACTTTCTCGGTCGGTCTGCTGATCTCTGATGAGGCCATGCAGTATTCCACTCTGGACCTGGTTGCCTTGTCCCTGGCACGGCAGAAGGAGATTGAGTTCTTCTCGCTGGCCGGTGAAGCAGTCCTGGATATGCTGAACGGTGATGCTGATTCCGGTCAGTCTGCTCTGCCTGTAAAGAAGGCGATTACTTACGATGGCACGATTGCGACTGACGGCGAGCTGACTCACAAGGCTTGGATCAAGTGGCTGTATGAGAACATCGAGCAGCGCATGATTGATTGGGTGGTTGTCGATTCCATTGACACTGCCCTGGCAATCGAGAACCGGGCCGGTAAGCCTGTGATCACTGGTGATGACCCCAACAGCCCCAGGATCGATACCCTGTTCAACACGGCTTATCCGAACCTGGCGGCTTCCGTGAAGATGTTCATTGCTCCCGAGTCTTGGGGCCTGCCTGCTTGGACTGTAATGGGGATTCAGTCCAACAGTGCGATTGCCAAGCTGGTGAACTCCAAGGCCAGCTACGAGGCCGCCGAGCGTTTTGCTCTGCGCCGTGGCGAGGCTCTGAGGTTCGATTTCGGGCAGTTCTATTATCGTCTTTATGACGATGCTTTCAGTGTCCTGAGCCTTACCATTTAATAGGTAATCAGAGACATCACTACCTCCTGGCGGCCCTGGTCACATTGTGGCCGGGGCCTTTTTGTTTGACCCGTTGACATAAATATTGAATTATGTCAAAATAACCAAAACATCAACTCTAATGAGGGAGCAAGGTATGGCACGACCAAGAAAGAAACCTGCTGAGGAAGCAAAGGCTGCTGAGGAAGCAAAGACCTCCACGAAGAGAACTTCTTCCAAGCTGAAAGCCTATGTTACGCTGACTGGGAATCTTATGTATCACCCTTTTCAGCGGATCATGATCCCTGCTGGACACCCTGGAGTGAAGTTGGAGCTGGATAATTGGCTCAAGGCTCAGATCAAGGCTGGCAAAGTCAAGGAAGTCTAAGGTTTTATCGATGTTTGAACTAAACAAAAGACCACTGGCTTCCAGTGGTCTTTTGTTCTTTGGAGGACCCGCACGATGGCTGAAATCAAAGAAACACTCACTGAACGTGGAAACAGGTACGGCTCGTTTACTGGTCATGCGAATATTACGCAAAACTTGAAATCTGTGATGCAAAATACGGAGAATTGGGATAAACTTGACGATGACCAAAAAGAGAGCCTCGAAATGATCGCGCACAAGATTGGTCGTATCTTGAATGGTGATCCGAATTACGACGACTCGTGGATCGATATTGCAGGTTACGCGACTTTGGTTGCTGAACGTCTTACACTTGGAGAAGAACTATGATAACTGACATTCTTCCCTATGTGGAGTCTTATGCCAATATAAGATTGGCCCTTGGAGTAGATGAGATGGAGGTCACTGACGAACAACTTCAATCCTCTGTCCTGGCTTATCGTTTGTCAGAGGCTTTGAACGATGAGTCGGGAGTATATCCATCTGATTATGGAACCGAGGAGACTTTGCAGCAGATTTATGACAGGCTGTATTCTACAGCTCCCGATGAGATGACCATGCAGATTTCTCTGTATTCGGTCTATGTGGTTGCTGATGAGGTGGCAAAATCTCTTGGACTGTTAGCACAAAAGACGACTTCTGACGGGAAAAGTACGGCAACCAGGTTCTCTCCTGAGTCCACCTATCTTGGGACTCAGAGGAATATAAAGAGGTCGCTGGAGACAGCGTTGAACAAGATACGATACTATCTTGGGAAGTCCGTTGATCTCACTATTCCTCAGCTTCGTTCGGTCAAGCCTGCTGTCGATCTTGTCACTGGAGAGTAGTCATGCGCTTGCAGAACACGGTGAAGAAATACTGCACTGAAAAATTCTATGATTGGTTTGCGCCAAACACAGAATTTTACGGTAAAATAAATCCTTACGCTGAGGTCACGAACTCTGGCGTGAGTGCGATGCGCCGTGTACTTGAGACTCTGCCTGAACCATTGATTCCCGATTCCAGGGTTATTGTTGACGTGACTGGGCGGATCATGATTGTCGGTTCGCGAAACATCGACTATTGGCAAGGTGAGCCGATCCGTTACAAATATTCGACTATCCCGACCACTACTCTTGGTTCCGTGGGGAATATAGGGGCGATACTTGAAGGCACTCCATCTCACTTGAATGTTCATGGGTTTCCTTACTTTGTTCGTCGTGAATTGAACGACTTGCAAATGTCTGACCATTATAGTGGTTATGAGATATATGTTCCGAAAATTTTTTCATTTACTCGAGGGAACATTTATTTAGTCGAGGATGGAACAGCTTACAGGTATAAGACCGATACATGGATTGACGGGATTGGTTTCTGTGTTGGGCAGGCGGTGAAGATTGAAGGGGCTTTGCAGAGCTTTGACATTACGACTACTGGCAGAGATTATGACCCGGTGACTGACAGCTATATTGAAACGCTTGTTCCTGATGTGGCGTGTTTCGTGGAGCCAATGAGTGAGGATTATGACTTTGTTACCCCTGCTTTTGAAGAAGTAAAACAAGGTGACAAGGCCATCAGTGTCTTGAAATCTGACGTCAATGTAAAGGTCAAGGATCGAATAGGGCCTTACATCGTGGTCAGTGTTCGAGATTATGGGACTTGGGTTACTGCACATTGCAGGAGGACCGATTGATGCTGATCAATACCACCATCTCTTCGAATCTTCGTAGTCTCGGCAGGGTCAAGGTCACTGTGGGTAAAGCTGTGGCCGAAGCTGTCGCTACCGGGATTTGGGAAGAATTTCAGGAGTTGCTACTTGAGACTCCACAGTGGACAGGCACGGCTGCCGCGAGTTGGAATATTGGGTTTGGTATGTCTGCTGGTGGCGGAAAGGTGCGGACTATGCCAGAGCGAAGCAGGGCTGATGCTCTTCATGCCGGACATCTCGAGGCAGTTTCGATTGCCGAAATGGCGAATTACGGGGTAATCGAAGAGTTCATTGAATCCGGGTACAGGTACGGCGATCTTGTTGTCTGGAACGATGCTCCGTCCGCAGATCGCGCTGAACACGGGCCGTTGAGGAAAGAGAACGATCCTCCTGGCCCTGGGGCTTTCGCTCGGTTCGAGAGACGAGTCCTACGTCGTCAGTACCTGGTTTACCGAGATATTCTTGCAGTTTAGGAGAAGAGGGCATGGCATCTTCACTGGAGCTGGTTCGTCAAGCAGTCACTCAAGATTTCAAGGCTTTCCACGAGACTTATTTCCCTGATTTGCTGGTCAACTATGAAAACTACGTCGTAGTTGACATTGAACATCAGACAGAGCCATTTGTCTCCCTGGAGCTTAAATTTGACCCTTCTTTTTCCGGTTTGGGGATGCAGGACATTGATATTAGTGGTGAGATGTATGCGGTTTATTATTATCAGCAAGGAAAGGGCGGGCAGGGAAAACTGGAGTACACTGATCAGTTGAACTCAATTCTTGGAATGAAGGTCAGTGCGAATGGAATTTATTACAGAGAGGTTGTGCCAACCCCTGTCACCACGTTTCCGGGGTGGCAGGGGTGGATGAACCGGATGAAATTTTTTAGCCAGGGAACTTGTCAGTAACCGGGTCATACTTTCTCTTCGGCGGGGCGAGCAGTCCCTTCTTGATAAGGAACTCGCTTATTGCCTGTCTCACAATATCAGTGACCGGACGTTCTTCTGCTTCGGAGATTTCCTGAAGCAGTTCATTTTGTCTCGGGGTCAACGTTATCATTTTGCGCTTTGTGTAAGTGGCTTTCACTTCTACCCTCCGTTAGTTTTTGTTCACTTTTAACATTCTTCTTAATCTTTTTCTGCATGTTCATCTATCTGTATCGTATTTCGTCTGCATAGTCAAGTATTTTTTCTTTGAGAAATTTGACTTATTATCTAAAGTCCTGTAGTATCATAAGAACCTTAGCTCAACTTTTTTCTTAGGAGGATTCCCATGAGTAACTTTAAGGTCGTGTCCAATGCTGCGGTTGTTGTTCATGCAGCAAAGGCGGATGAAATGCTGATCAAAGGTCTTCAGTCGATTGCTCTGCCGATTGGTTTCGAGCAGTCCAACACTACGATCTCTGTAATGGGCCAGCGGATCGATAGCGTTGTTCCCACCGGCGGTCAGTACACTGAGATCTCCATCAACTATTCGTTCCTGCCCGATGACCCGTCGCAGACTTTCCTGATGAGTGCTGCCCTGAATAACACCCGGATTCAGGATATGCGGTTCTATGTCGAGTACAATATGCTCTGTGGCGATTTTGCAGCCCTGGACCTGATCAGTGACCCTGAAGGAGCATATCGTATCGGTACGATGTCTTCTCCGCAGGGTTCCAAGAACGAGGTCTTCAGCGGTACTGTCTCGATCCTGCCTGATGGTCCGAGTACCTTGTTCTCGGCACATGCAAACGGGACTGACCTGACCTTTACCGCTGGTGGTGCAGGTGTCGGAGCTACCATCGACAGTACAAATCAGGATTTTGTTGCCCTGGGTTTCAAGGCCGGTCAGACCATCATCCTGGATCATGTGGATTCTCTCGATCCCCTGTACTGTAAGATCGAGTCCGTGACCACCAACCAGATCACCTTGGTGGATGGTGTTGGTGATGAGGGCGATGTCCCTACAACCACCGGAACCGCTACCACGGCCATTCACGGCGGCACTCCGATGGTGGTTGACGGATACACTGGCATTACCTGTTAATCATTAACCTGAGCTGGTAGCCGAGGGCCTCCTAACCTTCGTGCGGGTCGGGAGGCCCGAGGCTGCCTTTTCTTTAACCCGCACGGAGGATAGAAATCATGGCTATCAAACTGACTGCAAGAGTAACGAAGTGGTTTAATCTGCCCCAGGACCCGACTGGTGAAGCGATGGTCGAGATCGTCCACCTGAAACCTGGGCAGTTGTCCGAGATTGAGAAGAAAGTCAATCGGATCATTGGAAAGCAGGTCGAGAACGGGGAGTTCGTTACCGAGATCGACGTGAACGTCCCTCTTCGGATGCAGGAAATCATCAGGGCTGCCATTGTCAACTGGAAGGGCTTTGATGATGAGATGGGCAAGCCCATGAAATGTACTGACAAGAACAAGCTCAAGGTTCTTGGTAACTTTGACTGGTTCTATGCTCAGATCGAAGAGTTTCGGGAACAGCTTGCCGATGAAGTCTCTGCTGACGAGGAGGAAGTCGAAAAAAACTGATAGAATACAGTCTGTGGTTAAGCGGTGTTGACAGGACCTCGTGTGAACAATGCCGGATGCTGTACAGTGACCGGGGGATCGACCCCCCGTGCGAGACGTGCAAACCACGGCTGTTACCTGTCAATGAGCCTTACTTTCGGCTCTTTGTTTACTGTCAGGATCAAGTTATAATGGGGCCGATGGGTCCTGTGGCCCTTAACTCCCTGGCAGTAAAAGACGCGATGCGAGATTTTAATGTGGACCCCGAGGAATATCTCGATTTCTCATCCACGGTTCGTCGAATCGCATCGGTCATCTTCAATGCGAGGTTGGAAAAAGCCCGCGAGGAGATGGAAAGCAAAATCAAGAAGCGGTGAACAGACATGGCTATTCGTCTTCGTGTTGTGATTGATGGTGAGCGAGAGCTGGAAAGATTGAACGAGGCTCTCGATAAAACAGCTCACGCTCTGAAGACGGGAGCTGTCGAGTCCCGCGAAGCCATTAAAATGATGGCTGCACTGGAGGCGGAAGCAGAGAAGCTGAAGAAATCAATGCTCTCTGCTTCCGAAGCCAGTACCCGCCTTTATGATGTCTTCAATCGGCTCAAGAATACGGATTTGAACATCGACCGCTCTGTAGTGGCATCTTTCAATAAAGCCAAAACCACTGTTGAAGAGCTTACCAGAAAACTGAAGACTGCTGAACAGAGCTTTTACGAGTTTTCCGGGGTTTCAAGGAAGGCGTCTGAAGGAGAACGGATTTTTGCCAAAGAGACTCACGCTCTCACCACGACTCTGGAAGCTCAGGATAGAGTCGTTACCAACTTGACCAGGCTTTATAATCGATATGTCGCTGCAAAAGGCGAAATCCTGACGCTATCAAGCCAAGAAGCAGCGATTTATGCTCGGAAAGTCAAGGCGATAGAGGCCGAAGCTGCTGCTTTACGTCAAGCAACAGCGGCGAAAGAACGGTATGTCGCCATGAGTTCTGGTATTACGGCCTCTCAAAAAGCGTTTATCGCTCAATTGAAAGCTGAAAAGGGGTGGCTCGCTCAACGTAATAAGGAGATGGCCGAGTCTGTGGCCATGATAAAAGCTGCTGAGGCTGCGGAGCGTCGATATGCCGCCGGAAGAGCGAAACTTGCTGCCGGAGAAGAGATAGCGATTGCCCGTATGAAAGAATGGGTTGCCGTTGGGCGGCAAAGACTTGCAATCGGGGCTGAGATCGCAGCACAGAACAATAAACTTGGTGGAACACTTCGTGGGCAGATTGGTGCGTTCAGTGCGATGGGGTCAGCTATCCGAGGCGTGGCAGGGGCTTTCGGGTCTTTGTGGATGTCTTATGGTCAGTTGCTGCCTCTGCTTGGAGCGTTTGCTGCCGCTTCCGCAGTGAAAGAGACTGTCTCTCTTGGAGCGGATTTCGAGTACACGACCAAGTACATTGATGCTTTGCACCAGGCGACAGGTTCCGTGACCACTGACCTTGATACAATCCGGGAAGAACTACTCGATATGGAAGGTTTGGTGACTCCTGTTGATGAGCTTGCAATCGGAATGAGAGAAATGGCGAAAGCCGGTATAGAGGCCGAGGTTGCTCTTGGAAATCTTTCTGAAATGTCCAAGTTTGCCACGGTTGCTGAAATGGACCTTGGCGATGCCATGAAGCTGGTTATCGGTCAGGCCAATGCCTTTAACCAATCGT